TTAGGATGACTACTATTTGGGTTTTCGTGAACTTTAACAGCATAATTAGCATCATAACTAACTTCTGTTGTTAATTCTTGAGTATCAACTTTACCAGTTGATTTTAAATTACCTGTAATAACAGGCACTACTGCTTGAGATAAATCTAATAATTTATTACCTGCAGCATCTACTGCCTTAGAAGCAGCTACTTCAATATTTGATACAAGTTTATTCATCTTTGTTGCAAAATCTAATGTATTCCAAATTATATTCATATTTTAAATAGTTCTTTTAACAGTAACTTTAATATATATTTCTCTACAAGTGCTATCTTTAGGTTTTTCAATAGATATTACTCGATAATTAATATTGACATAAGAAATTTTATCTCCTATATCTAATTCTGATACTTCAGTTGGTAAATAACAAATACCATCAGCTTGAACTTCTTCACCTTTAGAATCAATAACAGTAGTTACTTTATAAACAAATCTACCTCTATAAGTAGTATATGCAGAAAAACTATCTCTACCATAAGCATCTTTATTAGGTGTAGGATAAACGAGAATTGTATCTCTCATTAAATGTTTCATGCTATTAAGTTCCCTAATCTATTAGTAATCCCTTTTAAGAATTCTCTAGCTTTAGGAGCAATTAAACGATTAACACCATCTTTAATAGTATGTGAATAATCATCTATAGATTCAGAAGCATCATCAGTTGGACCTGCAAAGAACTCTGCACCTTTTTCTATAACATATTCCATTTGAGCTGCAACAGCTCTTTTAACAGCTTCAGGGATTGTCTTGTAATAGGTTGGAACACCATTATTGTCATTTAAACTAAAACTATCTTTAGCATATCTTGGAAATTTACCTAATTGTCTAATTCTATAAATAGAAGTTTCATCAATAGCCGAAGTAAGAGCAGGACTAAAAGTAATTGATCTAGTAGTTGGATCTGAAGAAACTATTTGACTTCTAGAACCAACATTAGTTCCAGCTATAATTTCTACTTCACAATAATTAAAGTAATTTTTATTATAAGTAAGAGGAGAATCAGTAGAAGTATCAATTAAAGTAGTTGTAGTGCCGTCAGTAGCATTACCAACAAATTTAGAACCAACATCTTTTATTTGAGAACCAACATAAGAATCAATTAATTCTTCTGCTTGAGATATTTGGTCGTCAGCTTCATCTGAATCACTAATAATAATATCTGCATATTCTTCTAACTCTGCATTTGTTAAGTATTTTCGTCTTGAACTCATATTTTTAGTTTTGCACTAATAAATAATAATAAATAAAGTATACACCTTTTTATTAAGAACAACTAACTTTTCTAATCTTTCTAGTTATTGTTTTTTTATTTTTAACAAACCAATCAACTTCTGATTTAGTTTGGAATGGGTGAATATCATCAGTATACCAATTAACTTTATTTCTTTCATTCCAAGTATGTTTATCACCTGTGTAATAAGGACATTTAGCTCCAACTATTAAAGCACTTCTTTCAGAACCAAAATACATACCTGTTATAACAGCACTACGAGTATCAGTTTCTATAATTCCACCAATTAAACTAGCTGATATTTCACTAGAATTAGGTAATTTACCTCTTATAGTAGCTTCTATTGAATCAGAACCAAAATCTTTACCAGTGATAGAAGCATCTCTAATGTTTGCAATCTTACCTCCTGTAATTTTAGCTGATATTGAAGATGAAATTGTATCTATACCATGAATTGTTGAATCACGTTCATTAACAGCTAAATCTTTACCATAAGTTTTAGCATTTCTTTCATCATTACTTGGTAAACTACCTGTAATTACAACATCAATTTCTCCTTCTGCAGGATAACCAGTAATAACTTTAGCTGTTATTTCTGATGAGACGATTAATCCACCATGAATAGTTGCATCAATTTCACTATTGTCAGTAGTTTTACCAGTAATGACAACATTGATTTCATTATCAATAGTATCTATACCATGTATAACAGCATTAATTTCACTAAAATCTGATGTAGAACCAGTTAGTTTTGCATTTATATTACTATAATCTGAAGCCTTACCAATAATTGTTGATTCTCGACTGTCTAAAGTGGTTAATTTACCCTGTATAGAAGCATCTCTAATATTATTAGAACTATCTTTACCGCTTATTACTGCTAGTCTTTCATTAGTTAATGCTTTACCAGTTATAGAAGCATTAATTTCTGATTCTGTTGTTATTTTACCTTGTATTAAAGCTTCTACTTCTGAATTATCAGATAATTTACCAGTAATTACTGTTTCTATTTCAGAGTTGCCAGTAGTTTTACCAGTTATAGTAGAATTTCTTTGTGAGTCTCCTATTGCTTTACCTAAAAGTGTTGATTCTAATTCACTTATTGCTAAGTCTTTACCAGTAATGACTGAATCACGAACATCTAAATCAGTAGCATAACCATGAATTGTTGCTAATATTTCTGAATCTGTATCTGCTGGTATAGTTCCAATAAGAGAGGTGTTGATTGAAGAACCAGTTGTTATTTTACCTAAAATTGTAGCGTTTCTTGAATCTGAAACACCTCCTCTAATTCTTGCTCCTCTGTAAGATAAATAATTTTCAGCTAAAGCACTTAATGAGTAAAATGTGCTTGGACTAGCCTCATTGTGATACATTGTGGTTACATATCCAGCAGGTCTTTTAATCTTAGAAATCTTAATTTCGTCTAATCCACCCTTGTAAAACCCATTATAAGTAGGACCATTGTGCATTAAATATTTAATTCCACCTACATCTGTAATAGAAGTGCCAGTTTTCTCGCCTATTGTTTTAGAAGTATCGTTGATATAGATATAACAAGTATCATCTGTGCTATTCCAACCTATTGTTAACTTTGTCCAAGTATATAGTGGGAATAAATCATTTAAGGCAACTCCTGTATTTTTAAGAGAAAACCAAGTCCCATCATCAGTAATTATCTGAATCCTATGTGAATTGGTATTTTCAACAACTACATACCAACCTTTGCTATTCCAAACACCATCAGTCTTCGCAAAAAAGAAACATTTAGAAAAAGGAGTAACTGACCAATCATCATCACGATAAACCCAAAATTCAGCAGTAAGGTCTGATGGTGATAATAAAGCTGAAGTGCCTAATGTAATCTTGTCATTAGAACCATCAGCAGATTGAGCTTTATAAATTTGACCTGTTGCTTCTACTGGTTCTGCTGCACCTTTTTTAGTGCCATCTAAATTATTAGCTGTAGAATCTTGAATAGTTGAAGTATTTGGGTTGTCATCCATATGCCAAACAGCATTAAAGTCAGAATCCCAAGTATCAGTTGAATTTGTTTCTGTTGCACTCGCATTACCAAACAACATATAAATATTTACATTAGAGTTGTTTAAGACATTACATTTGACATGGGCCACTAATAAACCTGTTGCAGTAGTGTATTTTTCTATTTCTCTTGGTAGTTTAGTGCCATATTCATCTACAAATATAATATCTGAGCCGTCTGTTTTAGCGTGTGTTGCTAAATCTGAATCTGTAGCAAGGTTTATGAGTAAAGGATAGCCAGTTAAATCAGTATCAACTTTAGAAGCTTGAATTGTGATTCTTTTACTGTATCTCCAACTAGCTAGACCATCCCACCCCTGAACAATACCAGTTAATTTAGCATATCTTTCAGATTCACGACCTTCTTGAACCAATACTAGAAAAAGTAGATGGTGAAGATTGAGTATTATAGTTTGTAGTAAGCCAATTAGCATCTCTATCTGTTGCATGAATACGCATCTCATCAACACCAGCATTAATATATGAAGTTGTCCAAGCATTTGCTCCTCCTCCTATTCTTTTCTTTGAAGTTGTGTTTCCAGTAATAACATCAGGAGTATTAATCGCTGTTGTCATTGTTTTGGCAACATTGTTTATCTTACAGATAGCAGTATTAGTTATACTATTCCATGTAATAACTAAGTGAGTCCAAGCATTATTAGCAAATAAGTTATTAGGATTTGTTTCAGTTGTGTAAACACCATTTCCACCACTCACAACCAAAGTTATACCTTTAGGTGTTGCACCATCTATAGCTAGATACCAACCATTAGAATCCCAAGTATCTTCAGTTTTAGCATAGAATAATTCTTTACCAATAGCTGACCAGTCAGTATCTCTATAAATCCATGCTTCAAAAGTTAAATTAGCAGGTTGAAGTGAAGCAGAAGCAGTAGGAAGCTCTATCTTATCGCCACTAGTAGCACCATCAAAATCTTGTGCCTTATAAATTTGACCATCTATTTGAATAGGATTATTAGCTGATTGTTTTGTGCCATCATTGTTGTTAGAAGTTGAATCATCTATGGTTGATGTAGTTACATCAGTCATATGCCATACACCTTTAAAATTAGACTCCCAAGTGCCTTCTTTATTTTGTTGAGAAGTGGCAGTTGTATTACCATAATACATATAAATAACTGTATCTTCTGTTGAAGAAAGATTATCTACATTTACCCAAGCAATTAATTTACCTGAAGCACTAACATAAGTTTCTATTTCGTGTGGTAACTTAGCATCACTATCATAATTGGTGAATAAAATATCATCACCATCTGATTGAGCATAATCTCTAAGTTGGTTGTCAGTAGTAAGTGAAATTAATACAGGGAAGTTAGTTTGATTAGCAGCAACTTTAGTATGGTCAATAACAATTTTTTTACGATATTTCCAAGCTGGTTGATACCAGTCTTGTATACCTTCAAGAATAGCGTTTCTATCATCTTTTATCTGTCCTAATAATTTAGCATTACGAGAATCATTAGTTGCTAATTTACCTCGTATTATAGAATCTCTTGTAGAATTAGTAAGTGCTTTACCTGTTAATGTTGCTAATCTATCACTAGTAAATGGTTTACCTGTAATTACTGAATTTCTAGTTGAGTTAGTTGATAATTTACCTTGTAATTTAGCAAATCTTGTGGTGTTTATAATACCACTTACTTTTGCACTTCTTGAAGAATTATCAGAAGCTTTACCACGAATTGTAGCACTTCTAGTATCAGTAACTCGTGGATTATAATTAATTACTAACTTAGCAGATAGAGAAGGTTCATTATCGTAAGATACTAAATAAAAACTATGCAATCCACTTTCAGTAGCACTTTCAACTAAAAGAGAAATTGAATTATTACTAGCCCAACCATCTCTATCAATAATTTCTTGAATTACAGTTTTAATATCAGGAGAAGTGCGTATAGTATAATCTTCTTCATCTATATAATCTGTAATAGTCCAATTAATAGAAGCAGTTGTATGTGTTCTACTTCCTGGAGTTTGCACATTAATATAATTAAAATCTTCTGAAGTATCTCTATCATCACCATAAATTACAACATTAACAGGCTCATATCCTGAATTATAATTAGTAGAAAAATCTGTATAAATTTCTAAATAAGCAGAAACGATAGTTTGACCTTTAGGGATCGTAATATTAGGAAAATAAAAACCACCACAACGACAATTAGAAGGGGTAGTGCTACTGGATAACCATATAGTTTGCTCACTAGCAATATAACCACTAGCACTTTTTTGATATGTGCAATCTCCATTTCCAGCTTGAATTTGTTTTGTAAATGCTATTGCCATATATTAAAAAACCTCCATTGTAGGAGGTTTAACATAGCCACATAAGGATGAATTTACTAATTAATAAGTCAATTCTGTCCTTAATGAATAGTGGATTAACCCCTACATTTATAATTTAATTGTATCAGATTTTAATTTATTGTGTTTTGATAATACTTACCCAACAATTTTTACGATTCATTTCATCTACCCATAGTGTGCATTCAAAATCTTTATAAACAGCAGTAATAAAGATATGCATTTCTGCTAATTTAATATCACCCATATTATCTGACATCATATCGGCTGATACCTTTCTACCAAACTTATAAGAAAGTGGTATTTCACCACCAAATTTAGGATTAGTCGAAGGTAAAGTATAAATTCTACCTTCAATTCTAATCTGCATACCAGTAATTGTGAGATTATTTTCTTTGTTATAAGCTAGTAACTTCTGCCAAGGTGATAATTCACCTTTAATTTCTTCAAACTTACCTGCACCTTCTACAGCATTTTCGCCATTAGAGAGTGAAGCAAACCAACGAGCTTGGTTATTAAAACTATTTGTTTTTATATTTATTTCTGTCATATTGTTTTACTTTGTCTGATTCAGAGTATTACTCCTCAATCAGATTAATTATTAATAATATCTTTCGATCTTAAATTTTAAATTACTTTAAGAATAAGTTAATTCTATTCTTAATTTAAAAGCAGATTTCAAACCAACTGATTCAGGACTTGCTGAAACCAATAAGTAATAATCGTGAGAAGTTCCAGTTTCATCATCAGTTATAGAAACTGCTGCCGCACTACCTTCTGCGTTAGTCCAAGCTGTATCTCCTACCTCTGCTGCTTGAAAAGTAACACCTGTTGGGACTGCTGTAGTAGTAGTTCCATCATAAGCATAGAAAATAGCGTTTGTAGTAACAACTGAAGATTCGTGAGAGAAATTGATTTTAAGAGGTGCTTCTGCACTTTCGCAAAGCTCTATATCCTCTGTTCCATCTCCCCAATCAGCTGTCCCTTCTGCAATATACTTACTGTTTAAAGGAGTATTACCACTAGAATCATCAGCACCTACTGAACTTTCAACATGAGTTGAGTCATTATATTCAGAAACAGTAATAGCACTACCAAAAGTAGCTCCTGCAAACTGTAATTTATCCGTTGCTTCTATTGTGGTTGGAGTTCCACCTTGTAACGCCCATGTAAATGTAGCCATATTATTTTTTCACCTTCCTTTTTTAAATAAATTAATAAGCTAAAAAATTATACCACTTTATCAATATCAAGTTTAAAGGAGATGCCTTTTCTTTTAGTTAATTCACTAATATTTTTCTCCATGCTACCTTCTTCTTTAATATCAGCTATGATTTTTTCTAATAGTTTTACTCTGAATTGTTCAAAATTAACCATTTCTTGAGCATCTACTTTAAAAGCTTTAAGACTTTTAACACCATTAACTGCTACTTCAACACCAACAATAGCATTTTTATTAACTTTATCTAATTTAACATCTGTTATTATGCAATCGCATTTCATACAAAATCTCCTATTAACTTAACTTCTAATAATAAAGGTTTGTTTATTGATTCAGCTTTAGTCTGAATTTCTTTTACAAACGTATAAATACTTTGTGCAGAACTATTAACATTAAGGATAAATGCTGGAAATAGAGGAGATGATACTGCACCATCTCTCCATTGACCACTTAAACCTATCTCTCTAATTATATCACTACAACCATAAGCACCTTTAAACCAACAACCAGCACTAGGGAAAGATAAAGGATGTTTATTAAACCTATCTTTAGTTATATTAGTAATTTCTTCATCTGTAACTGGCTCTGTCTTATTAGTTTTAAAAGTAGCTGATAAAACAATCCAATCATTACTTTGAAAGATACTACTTCTATAAGCATATTGAATATCACTAACTGGTAATGTTTTAATTTCATAATCTCTAGTCATAATAGTAACGCTAGTTATAATATCTGATATTGAAATATTAGTGCCTGAGTTCATTACTATTGCACCACCAACAGTGCCAGGGATTCCAATAGCAAATAGAAAATCACGATAACCTAATTTAGCTAACTCTGTAAATGTGCCAGTAAGATTAGAACCAGCTTGAATTGTTATCTCATTATTAACTTCATAGCCTTTGTTATCTATTTTAATAAAGTCTTTATAGATTCCCTTACTACTAAGTAAAATATTAGTGCCTCCACCAATGATTTGAGCCTGTTTAAGAATATCCCTATTGAGATAATCAAAGTCTTTTAAATCTTCAATGATAGTTAATGACTTAGCTATTCCCCCAAGTCTATAGCTATTATAATTAGTTAAATCAGCATCGTGAATTATTTTCATATGTTTCTAAGTGAATCTTTTAACCTTTCAGTTGATTCTTTTACCTCTTTTATAATTTTAGGAACTTGAATGTCTAGTAATTTTTTAATATCTTCTCTATTATCCCAAACATTTTTAACTTGTTCAAATATCTCATTAGCACTAGCAGTCTTTAAGTTTAAAACTTTAATATCAGGATAATTTAATGATTCTAGTAATCCACTCATCTTATAATCAATATCAGGCATTAAAGGCACTATAGGAGTTCCAGCTGATGATGAAAAAATAGAAGTATGATACCTATTAGTAATAAAGATACCGCCTTTAGCAATAGTCTTTGCTTGACCTACTGTTATTTGTTCTTCTATTAAAATAGAATCGTGTTTCATTTTAGAAGCTATAGCTCTATGAGTTATTCTGTCATCTCTTTCTCCACCATGACAAATAGGGACAAAGACAACCTCACCCATAGTTTCAACAACCATATCAGCAACTTGTGCCATGACTTCAATACAGTGTTCATCAACAACATCATGTCTGATATTTATTTTAATAGCATCTTTTGGTAAATCCATTGAAAATGGTTCTGGTTCTACATCAAAAGTGAAATCTTGACTAACAATTATGTCTTTATCAATTTTGAACTGATTTTGTATCGTCTGTAATGAAAGATTTTCTCTAGGGGATATATAATTAGCCTTTTCAAAGATAAGATGTCCTAGAGCCTGTGTAGCGAAGCTTAAATCATTTCCAGCAAAAGTTTGAGTGTTAAAGAAGGTTGGTTTACCTAGTTTTTGTGCCTGATAGAAGGGTGGGAAGTAAAAACAATCGACAGCATCATTAAACATATATCCACCGCCCATTGAGATAACCATGTCAGATTCTTTAATATAATCTGAAATTGGTAAGCTATCCATATAATTTATTACTTCTTCTTCTGTTTGTAATTGTTTGAATGTTTGATAATCAAATCCATTAGTTAAACAGTTGGGAATAACTCTAATATTAGGAGAGTATCTCTTTAGTTGCTCTATATCCCATTTAAGTGTTTCAGTATCATCTGGTGAGAACTGAATAGGACAAATATATTCTGAATTTGGATAAACTTCTTCAATAGTTTTAATTAACTTAGCCCAAATAGCATTATCACCACTATGTTCAGCTATATATAATAAAGGAAACAGTATTTTCATTTTAAAATCTCCTGCCATAAATTAGTAATGTTAGACCAATCATATTGTTTAACTGCTTGGATTGCTCCCCACTTTAATCTAACTAACTTTGCCTTATCGCTAAGTAAATCTATTATTGTTTGAGCTTCATCCATATCATCTTCTAAAATAATACCTGAATCTTTAACTATTAAATTAGGTAAGTTGCCATTCTTGTTAAGAATAGGCACACAACCTGAAGCCATAGCTTCAATAACTGATAATCCAAAAGTTTCTGTATATTCACTTCTAGGTAAGAAATAGATTTCAGATGTTTTGAAAGCATTAACAATTTCTTGTCTTTCTACTAAGCCATGATAATTAATACCTGCATCAAGTAAGTTATTATAAGTTTGTTGGTAACTTGGATTTCCATCTTTCCATAAACTACCACCGCCATAGACGTTAAGAGAGGCTGTAGAAATGATGTTTCTTACTTTCTGAAAGATATTAGGTAACTTATCCATACCTTTAAGAGGATGACCTGCAAACATAATAGAATTAGGTGTTTTAACATTATCATTGATATATAAATCATAATCAAAGCCACAAGGTATCATTGTGTAGTTATTATCAGGTTTCTCTCTCTTATAAAGCTCTAAAGTCCATTGACTATCACAAACGATTAAATCAGAATCAAGTATTGTGTTAATACCAGAAGTTAAAGCCCAACCTAACCATTTAGATTTCTTTAATGAAATATCAGGTAAGCAATCAACTCCAATCAAATAATCAAAATCATCTTGAAATTCAGATAATGGTTTATACTTAACTCCGTCATAAACTCCTGAATCTTCTCCAACAAAGAAACTAATATCATATCCTAATTGAGATAGCTTTCTAGCTAAAGTAATAGCTTGAACTTCTAAGCCACCAATACCAGTTTTATCACTATCTCCATTAAAAGGTATACCAATACTTCTATAAAATGCTATTTTCATGGTTGTTCTCCCTTAAATTCAATAACATCTTTAAAAATATCACCTAAATCAATCTTCATACCTTGGGGAATAGTATCTATTTTAGCTAAACCTTGTTTGATTAAGCCATAATTGCAATATCTTAACCAAATTGTTTCTTTGGACTTACATCTACCATAATGAAAAATAGAAGTATCTTCTGATAGTTTAAAATTAGGTTCTTCAAAGACTGACAATTCATTATCTTTTTTATATAAGCCTTCGTGTAAATTACCTCTATATTTATAACCTTTGTTTAATAAAAATACTCTAGCTTGATAATCAGGATATAAGGTTGGATTGTAGTGTTTATCGTCAGGACCAAACTCATGTCTTGATAAAGCAATAGCTTCATATTTATTTAATAATTCTTTTACCTTCTCAATATCAGTCTTAAACATAGTTTCATCTGCATCTAAGAAGAAAATAGCATCATAGCCTAACTTTTCAGCAGTAGATATAATCCAATTTCTCTTTTCAGCAAAGCTATATTGACTAATAGTTGGATATAACAACTCAAATGGACACATACATTCTTGAGATAATACTAATTGTGATTCGTCAGTAGATAAATCATCAAGAATAATAGCTCCTTCAAAACAAGAGCTAACTATTTTTAAGTTTCTTTTAAGCATTTCTGCTTCATTTTTGAACATTAATCCTAGTGCTATTTTCATAGTTTTATTTAAGCTTATCTAAATTATTTTTAACCATTTTGTCTACTAATTGTTTGAAATCTATATCTGTTTTCCAACCTATAGATTTAATTTTAGTTGGATCACCTAATAATGAGGCTGTATCTTTTCTAAAGAATCTTGGGTCTACATAAATATGTTTCTCCCAATCAGTAACTCCAGCTACTTTAAAAGCTTCTATAACCAATTCTCTAATAGAATGTTGAATACCAGTAGCGATAACAAAATCATCAGGTTTATCTAATTGAAGTAACATCCACATGCCTCTAACATAATCAGGGGAATAACCCCAATCTCTTTTAGAATCCATATTACCTAAACTAATCTTGCCATCTTTAACTAATGGCTCATTTTCCTCATTTAAAGCAGGTGAATTGTTGATACCTAATCCAATACAAGCAGCACCATAACAAATCTTTTGAGTTACAAATTGTAAACCTCGTCTTTCTGATTCGTGATTGAATAAAATGCCACAAGCTACGAATAATCCTTTGTTTCTATAAATGTGAGCTATTTGATGAGCATACATTTTGCAACAAGCATATGGATTACTTGGATTAAATTGAGTAGTTTCTGATTGAGGTGATTCTAAAGCATTACCAAACATTTCTGAAGTAGAAGCTTGGTAAACTTTAGTTTGAGGTGAATATGTAGCTACTGCTTCAAATAGTCTATGTGGACCAAGAGCATCAATATCAGCTGTTAAGAATGGTTGTTTAAAGCTCTCTGCTGGACTAGATTGAGCTGCTAAGTTATAAACTTCATCATATTGTCCATCTTTAATAATTTGAGTAAGACTAACAACATCAGTCATATCACCATAAACCAATTTAATTGAACCTAATAAATGATTTATGTTTTGATAGTTAGGATTACTTAATCGTCTAACCATACCATGAACTTCATAGCCTTTATCTAGTAATAGTTCAGCTAAATAAGAACCATCTTGACCTGAAATGCCAGTTATTAATGCTTTTTTCATAATTTAATCTCCTTTAATTTAATTAATATTTCATTACCTACATTTTGCATAGATAAATTGTTTTTAATAAATTCTTTAGCTAGTCTGCCTTTCTGTTTAGTTA